GGTTGAGGGAAGAATTCCCTCTAGTGGGAACGCTACAAATTAAGTAGCGTCTCGGCCACAGCCTTCCAGCTGTGGCCTCGGGTATTTAAAGACCCGGCCGCGTCCGGACCACCCCATGAAGAGGTGATCCGATGACGGACTTTGAACCTCGCTCGGTCACTTCTGACCGAGGTCCGTCCGTTCCTAATATAACCTCCAACAAAACTCACTAGTAACCCGTCCGGATTGAAGAGGATTGGAACTCTCTTCTTTCCAAAAGAAGACGGGTAAAAGCGAGATTCATCAACGTCTGTGGGAAGCGAGAAGCTTAGCGGCCGCTGGCTCAGGTAGCGATATTTAACGCCACCTGTCCATCTGTCGCGAGGCAACTCTTTGGGCGCAGTAGGGACCTTGATACCTTCCGCATCACCGGCATCCCAGGGGACAGGCAGAAAATCTACCTGCTCCATAAGATACCGAATGGTACGGTGTAGCAAGATTCCTGATCTAGCGCTCCACCTCACAAGTCGGTTGATGATGGAGTAAACGTCGGCACTTGTGGAGAGGTGCTTCATATACACACCACGGATGTCATATCCATGGTAGTAATCCCCTCCACAAGATTCACGGAAGTAACCAGTATTGAACGATTTGTCAGCGTTCACCCGAAACCCGAAGAGCTCTAGCGCTCGTGAGACGAAATCATAACTGTCCTTTCGGACAATAATGTCGTCTCCGAACACGCCAAAGTTCGCTCGAGTAGAGGAACAGGGCGGAGGAACCTCAAACCGCTGGTCGCTGAAGTGCGACCTTTGGCGAAGGATTCCCATAGTCCTGTAGCTGGCTACAACTATGCTCGCGAATAGTATCGTTTGCAGGGGAAACGTAAAAGCATTCCCCATGCTCGATACCATGTGTAGCTCTACCTCCTGTCCACCTGGAAGGGTGACAGAAGGACTGCGCGTATCTACTAACCACCTGTATACATAAGGTGGCAGCAGCTCCCGCAGCAGACCGAGCGACACACTGTCTGACGCCGAAGAGAGATCAATAGTTCCAAAAGAACCGTCAACACTCCCAAGGCGAGCAAGCCGCCTATTCCACCCTTGCTGAAAGGACATGGATATTTTCCATCTCCTCAGTAGTTGGTGTTCAAGGTAGGCCCCGATCCCTTTCTGAAACAACATATTAAGATTGGGTTCGGTACAGATTGTACGCGAGATGTCCGTCGTTTTAGGAACAAATGAAAGACGGTTGCCCTCTACCAACGAGAGCCCATGGTGGTCCTTACGCGCAATTTCAGCGTGATGCCACCTAGGCCACTGACGTATGGCAGACCGATAAGACCGGTAAAGATGCTCACTTGTGCAAGAGAGGTTCGAGTCGAACAACTTTGTGTAAAAGTTATCCGACACTACGCCCCTGCTCGCACCCGGACCCGTTGAAAAACCTTCCGAAATTCGCTGAAGGTCTAACAACAAGTCAGGGCCAGAGTAGAAGTATGAGTCAACAAGGTTTTTGACCTCGCCAACCAACACGTCTTCAAAGAGATTCTCTGGTTTCAACGCGAAACGCCTACAGGCCTCGTTGCTCTGAAGAAAGAGCTCGAGAGCTTTAGCGTCCGCGTCTGCGGATTTCACATCCTCAAATTTCTTGAGGAAGGATCTCCGTAGCCAAAGAGCCTCTGCCTCCGACAAACTCATG